GTGGAGTTCGAGCGCACACGCCAACATGCGCAGGTGCTCTTCCGTCACGCCATGCAGTTCGAGCCGTTCCCAGACGTGGGCATCAAGCATCCAGGACCTCCAAACGCGGGTTGAGGCATTCCCAGCCCGCAAAGTGCTCGGGCTGCATCGGCGCGTGGGTATACGTGGCGACCCAACAGGTTTCGCCGACCCACAGCCAGCCAGGGGCGGCAGGGAGTCGCGGGAGATGCGCCCGCACGAACGCCTCTAGCGTCGCACTAATAGCGGGGAGTCGTCGCCCCTCGAATATCATGCCATCCCTCCCGCTCACGGCGCCAGGCCGCGTACTTGGGAGCCGCCTCAAAGCCAAAATCGGTCGCATAGATGCGAAGCTTCTCCAAGACTTTACCGCCGCCCTGGCACTCCTGGGCATACCGTGGCGGGTTCGCCTTCGCACAGACAGCGGTGATGATCTGACGCAGTTCAAACGTATTCGTATGCCAGCGCGTGGCCACCCGCGCTAACGGCTCTCCGCGTAAGGCTTCCTGCGTCATCCGACGATAGTCCTGCATAGTCAAATGCCGATGACACAGACATTGACATTTGGCACAGGCACAACAGGCAGTCATAGGGACACCTCGGGGAGTTCCTCGGGCAGCGTAAAGGTATAGCTCAGCCGGTAGGCGCCGGGCGTCTCCGGGTCCATGCGCCAGCGCCGCTGCTCGGCCTGGCTCGGCAGCATCCCGGCCCGCTGGAGGAGTACTTCGACCTCGGGCATCGTACGGCCCAGCAGCACGAACGCCGGAATACCGAGATCCCCGGTGAGCGTCAGCGTTCCCGGCATGCGTCCTCCTCGGCCTCGCGCAGCAGCGCGTCTGCCACCTGGGGCAAGGTTTCCAATGTCACATGGCGCAGGTCGGGCTCGGGGGTATAGTCCAGCTCGTCGTCAGGGCGTTGTTGCCAGTGGGCATAGCGATTCTCGCGCGGCGTCATGGCCGTCCTCCTTGCACGGTGTCGCCTCCATCCTGCGTCCAGGCGGGCACTGGGAAGACCGTCGCGATCCCGACCAAATTTCCATGGCGCCCATAATAGGCCCGCAAGTCGTGCAGGGAGGCCTGGCTGAGCGCGGAAAGCCCCGCACGATAGGCCAGGGTCCACACAATTTGCCCGACGCGCGTCGCGGAGAGCCCATAGTCGCGGGCCACCCGCCTACACGCATCGCCCTGCAACACGCGGGCCGCAATGGCGAGGTTGCGGACAGCACGGACGGGGTCACTCATACGCCCAACTCCTCTAACGTGAGCGGCTTGCCCGTGGCCGCGTCAATCAATTGTTGTGGCGTAAGCTGGCCTGCGCGCCACATACGCGCCCGCGTCGGCCCCAGCACCGTATCCTGAAAGGCCGTATCACGGCGGGAGAGCCAACTACTCACGGTGTCCTGCGGTACGCGCCCCCCGCCCTGAACCACCACTATCATAGTACTTCTACAACTAGGATGATATGGCGGTCCATTGATATACGGCACGCTATGATGGACAGGCTCATGCTCCGGCACAGTATATCGTAAACCATGCCTCCCTAAACAGAGCGTACTCGTTCTACTATCAAGGACTGCGCTATGTTCAATCAGTGCCGCCTCTGCATTGATATCGGCCACCTTGACCCGTGCCTCGCTGACCGCGTTCGTGGTCTGCGTGCGCAGGAGCCGGGCCGCGTCCTCTTTCGCCTTCGCCATAATCCCGTCCGCATAGCCATTGGCTGCCGTGCCTTGCACGCGCGCCACGAGCGTCGGGAGTGGCTCCTCCACGCTGACCCCCACCATGAGCGAATCGCTGAGACGGGTCACGAGTCCGGCCGCCGCGCGGCTCCACCAGTCCTCGCCCGTGGTACTCAACTCGGTCGGCGTGGCCGGGCTCGGGATCAGCGTCTGCCGCACGGCCCGGCGCACAGCCGCCTCGCTGGGCGCCTCCTCGATGGTCCGGGCCTCGGTGGCGGCATTGACGATCCGTCGCGTTGCCGTGGCTTCTTGCTCCGCCAGGGCGACAAGAAACGCGTCGACGTCGCGCTCAATCTGGGCATACCGCGTGGTCACGAGCGGGTCCACCTCCTCCCGTATAAGGAATTGCACCGCCCGGCGGCGCGCCACGAGAAACGAGAACTGCGCCGGATCGGCTTCGCGCAGGGCACTGAGCAGATCAGCTTCAAGCAAGAGCAGGATCGCCCAGACCTCTCGGCGCTCATGCGTCTCGGCCCGGCCCACCTGGAGCAGGCGTGCGGTAAAGGCGTCGGCAATCTGGGTGTTGACAGGCGCGGTCATACGACGCCGTCGTCTGCGGCACGCTTAGCGTCTTCGGCCTCAAGCCAGGCTGCCAGATCCCGCACCAGCGTCGCCGGTGACACGAGTGAGCGATCCGCACTGCCGCGACCGCGGTCTGCGGCGACCAACGCCGCGAGCAGAGCATCCACTTCGGCAAGGGCGCCCTCTAGCGTCCCATCCGCACCAGGAAACTCCGTGTGTCTGCCGTTCCCTAATGTACTCATGTGTTGCACTCTCCTACCCCGTCGTCGGGCATGGACAGGTTCGGCCAGAGGACCGCATCGAGCACCTCAAAACACTCGATGCGCCCATCGGCGCAGAGCTTATAGCGGGCCACCACGATCTGCTGCCCCTGGTCGTTCAGCGCCTGCGCCTCGACCAGGACATCCTCGACAGGGGCGTACTCGGCCATCACCTGCGCCATCGTCTCTTCAAACACCCGCCGCACCTGGGCACGGTCATCCGACATCGGCGTTACTCCCTGGAGATGTGTGGACGAGCGCCCGCGCCAGCTGTTGCACCAGACGTCGACACGTCGCCCACGGCGTCCGAGCCAGGGGGACCGCGGGCGCGGCACGCAGCAGCGCCGCCAGGCCGTCCTGCACGTGTGCCGCTTCCTCGATGCTGAGGGTCAGCCGCAGTGATGTGTGGCCTACGCGGACAAGATGCATACGTCTCTTTCACTCATACGCAAAGTCATTTTTCTGTACGAGTAACGTTCTTCCAGGACACAACCACTGCGCGTGCTCCCCTCCGAGGGTATACTCATACGCAAAGGTGCGGTAGACGCACAAAGCGGAGCAGACGCACCCCCTACACCGTCAGCCGGAGCCGACTCGTCTCGGGCAAGACTTCCTCATGGCGCTCCCATTCGCCGCCCCCGACAGGTATTTGGATTTCTCCGCTAAAGCCTGCCGGCTGGATAAGGCTACTTGCCCAGCGAAACAGCTCGCGCTCAACACTGCCTTGCACGCGCCGCAAGACCTCTAAATACTCCAACTCGGCATCGCCCGCCTTCGCGTCGAGGTGCCCCAGGGCCTGGCGCATGATCTGCTCGACCTCGGGCGTCGCTTCGTGGCTCTCCGGGTCGGCAAGGATGCGCTGGAAGGCCACCACGAGATGGCGGAGCTGGTCGATATACCCCTGCGCCAGATCGGCATCAGCGTCAAGGGCCTGAAGCATCGCCTCCATCAGGGCTTCTAGGGTCGGGTCGTAGGGTTCCATCAAGGTTCTCCTAACGTGTGGAGTTCTTCCGTGAGACACGCCTGCACATCCACCAGGAGTTGGCGATAGGACTGGGGCGTCCCCACGCGGGGACGAAACGCCATGAGGAGCCGCTGCAACGCATAGGCCCGGTCTTCCTGGGCGATGCGTACCTGGAGTTCCTCTTGCAATGTGTCGATGTTCGTCGTGGTATGCTCAGCCATCGGCTACCCCCTCCGGCGTTTGCGTCCGCCGCGCATAGCGGAGAGTCCCGCCGCGACGGCCATGCGATTCGCACGGGCTTTCCCGAACTTGCGTGCCACTTTCTTAAATCGACTTGACCTATGCATTTCACGGATATTCGCACTTGCAACAGATTGACGCCGTTTCTTGCTCGCGCCCTTGGGCGCACGTTTCAGAGGCATACGGCCCTCCTGACGCCCTCTCCCTCAGCCTACCACCATCGCTGCGGTTTCTTTTGCCCTCTTGCAAAGACCGGCAGTTTCTCTATACGCTTGCAGCGGTGGGAGGGGGGAGGGGATCTTTGGTTCTCTCCCCCAAGATCTTCTCTTTGTCTGAAGATCTGCAAAGCACCGTTTTTCCCGCCTACGCCGCGGTGCGTGTCGTGCCATTGCGCCCTGGCGGCACCGTGCCTGGTCCCGGCGGCAGCGTCACAAGCGGCCGTTGGGCTTGCTCATCTTCAATCAGCGCCTGCTCCTCCTCAACGGGCACCAGCGGTCTCGCAATCTCTCCACGCTGTAAACAGAAATAAAAGGTCTCATACGAAATGGTGCCATTGAGCAGGGCTTGCATCAAGGCCTGGAGCATCTGAGGCTGCATCAGGTTCGAGACGAGGTCCTTATTCAGCACGACATGCACGGTCGGCTCATCACTGTTCTCACTGAACCCGGACCACCAGTTGTGGACCTGGAGGGCCCACGTCAAGCCCTGGCTGACGCTGGAGACCAAGCTCTGCACGGGACTATCGCTCCCCGCCATGCGCCACTGCACTCCTGTCGCCGTCTCCTGCGTGTCCGGTGGACCTTCGAGCAGCCGCGCCCCCATCGCCGCCATCATTTGCAGATCGGCTTTAAGCGCGTTCTCGTGCGGCTGGAGGCCCTGGCCGTGAAACTCGACGATCCCCACCTTGGCTTGATTATCGGGGAGGAAGAGCGCCGAGCTGGCGCCCACGTAGAGTTCGGGGGGCGCTTCCATATTGGCGGCAATGTAGAATTGCGGCATCGCCGTCAGGTGCAGCGCGTGCTCATAGTCGGCATTGTGCCGCCAGTTCAGGAAATTACGGCGGACGAGTCCTTCGAGCAGCGACTTCTCAGGGGTCGGCTCCAGCGAGAACGGCGCCATAAAACAAAACGGCAGGTAATCGAGCGGTTGCCCCTGGCGCATGGGCATCCACACGCGCTGGAGCGTCGCCGCCTGCGCGCTGGTCCGCTGGCCTACGGGGTCTTCCAGCCACAGACTCACCTCGTAGAGCCCCACCTCATTCAAGCGCAGGACGCGGTATTGGATCTGATCTTTGACCACAAAGAAGTCGGGCGTCCCCCAGGGGCCTTGGGGCACCTGCACGCATTCTCTGAGGACGACTAACGAGAGAATCGTATCCCCACCCCGTTGCATGGTACGCCAATTGATGATCTCCTCGGCGCGGTACGCCACCCAGTAGGGGCGACTCTGCGGCGGTGGGGGGAGCAGCTGACCGTCCGGCGTCACGTCCCCGGTGGGGAAGTCGACGAGGATCCCAAAGCGCCCCATCAACAAGGTCTCGCGTACCGCCTCTTCGCAGAACATACGCAGGGAAATGCCCGTCTGCGTGATGTCGGCCAGTTGGGGCTCTAGAGCATCAGGGCCAATGAGTTGCGGCTCGTGCCGAAACACCGAGCCCGTAATGCCATGCACGGCATGTTCGGTGGCGCTAGTCCAGCTTGCCCTATCTCTGTAAGATATATATTGATCGTCGCGTTTCATTCCGGCAGGACGTGGCAGGTGACGGGTCCCGTCGAGGGCACTGCCCTGGACACGCTGAGAGACGGCCATGGGCTTCGCGGACTTGACCGCCAATTCCCCTAGATAGGCCGTTCTTAGGTCATTCCACAATGGTAGCATTGATGCATATGCCGGGTGTGGTATTGTCACACTCACGTCAATAACTCTCACTTATTCAAAGCATTAACTGCTATTTCCTGCTATACTCTTCCGTTGCCAGGTGCGCCTAGCTAGCGCCTTGTCCTACGGTGCTTCTCTCACTGTAGGAGCCTGGTTCCGCACCACATTGCTCAGAGAAGGAGCATGGTATGATCTGCGCTCATTGCAAGCAGGAAAAGTCTCTCGACCAGTTTTGCACCAGCACCCATACCAAAAGTGGCCATCAACAACCCTGCAAGACATGCGTCAATGCTAAATCAACGCGAAAGAATCGTCAAAGATTGCGCCTCCTCGCTGAGCACCCACTCACATTAGCGTGCCGTGAGTGTGGGCTTGAAAAACCTGTGGAGACCTTCCGTCCCAATAAACGCTTTACTACAGGCTATAGCGATGTCTGTGATCCCTGCGTACTGCAAAACCTGCCCACAACCCTCATCTGTACCCAATGCGGTATTGAGAAGCCCCTTGAAGATTATGCCAGCGCATCTAAGCATACGCTGGGCAGGCAGCAACCATGCAATACCTGTCGATACACACGACTGAAAGCCAAACGTCTTCAACATCCGAACTCTTATAGAGCGAAACACCTGAAAACGACGTGGATCTGTAACCGATGTACTCAAGAAAAACCTCTCAAAGATTTCACCACAAAAGCAAAGTCCCCCGTAGGGCATACACAGCCGTGCAAGGCTTGTAGTACGCAAGAAAGCCGTGCGCGCAAAGGACAGGATCGAGAGAAAGCCCATGCCCAATATCGACAGTGGTATCTCGCTAATCGCGAAGCTGATCGGGCACACCGCCATGCCATGCGTACATTCAAAGCAATAACCCATCGTAGGTGGAAAATACAACATCCCGCCAAAGCACGCGCCAAAGAGTACAGACGACGGAAGAAAGCGTTTCCTACGACCTTTACAGAGACCGAACGGACCTTTATGCTCCAATACTGGAGCTATAGTTGTGCAATCTGTGGACGGCAAGATGGTTTGTTTGATCACAAACTCTCCGATGACCACTGGATAGCCCTTGAAGGCATCCACTGTCCAGGGACCATTGCCACAAATATGATTCCACTCTGCATTGGCGTTGACGGCTGCAACAATAGTAAAGGTAATCGCAAAGCTGAAGACTGGTTGTCTGACCGCTATGACAAAAGTAAAGCTGCTCGCATCATGAAAGCTATCCAGACCTACTTTGACATTGTGCGTCAGCGGGCTGCAGATCGTACTGCTGCCGCAGACTAAATATGCATCTCCATCACGAGACTCCGCTTGGCAGGCGGGCAAAAGGTACAGCACAGCGCATCGGCCAGATCCGGCGACTGTCCCAGGCGCTTGCGCATACTATCCTTATCTTCCACCACGAGGCACCCATTGCTGTCGATCCGGTAGCCCACACTCGCCAACTCCCCCGCAAGGTCCTCGCACGCGTTCGCATCCGGTGCACAAAACACCGGCTGGGCCGTCCGCAGCCACTCTGCCACTTCCAGCCAGAGATAATCGCGCAGGAGACGGGGCTTCGCCTCCGCAGGATGACGCACGAGGGGGGCCTTCTCCGCCACATTCACCGCCGTAATGCCGACACGGATCACGCCCTGACGTTTTAACTCCGCAAGGCGATCATAGACCCCCGCACCCAACCCAATGACGTCAATGGCGACTTCCTCCACCTGCCAGGGCTCCAAGACCGCGAGAATACAGCCGACCGTGGCCATGGTATCCTGACGTGCATAGACCTTGATCTGGTCAATGAGGCTCCCATGCCGCAAGACAAGCACTGTACGATCGGAGCCCAGGCGCGCCACATCTACGCCAAGTCGCCGCACCCCACCAGGCTCGCGTCGTTCACGAGTCAGGCAGGGCTCCGTCAATTCCAGAGAGATCAGCACGTCATCCGCCTGGCGCGGAAATTCCCCATCAGCCCGCACCCGCACCACGTTGGAACCCTCCCCCCATTTGGCCACCAGGCGTGGGCGGTAGGAGGC